ACTGTCCACCCATCTCATACAACGGCAAGTGCTTTTGACCCAACATTTCAAAACCTTATTAGTACAAGAAGAGCAAATCGCTTTGCATTTTTACCAGCAAAACAAATCATTATCGAGCAAACGACTGATGGTGGTACAACTTGGACAGATGCTGGTGTCTCCGATGCTAATAAAGTTAATTTGTTTTCGGAAACAAGGGGCAGTACGATTTATTTACCATTGGTGAACGCCTATGCTTCTGCTCTTGGTGGAATAAGAGTCACGTTTACTGGAATGAACTACGATGTTCCAAGCGGTACTGCTGAAACTGATAAGTATAAATATTGGTATAAGGCGGCTAACTATGATGCTTCTAATACTAGTTATGCAGTTGGAGATTTGACCATTTATAATGGTTCTACTTATTCTTGTATCACTGCAATAACAAAACCGGCAGGAACATTTGATTCTACAAAATGGAGCCTTCGAGCAACTCCGACTGGGTATACTGGTACAGTCACTCAAGAAAGATATGCTACGATAAGTGATTTGTATTTTTGGGTTTCTCAGAGCAATGGCAATCTTGGTATTGGTGTAAAATTAGAAGTAGCAAAAGGGAATGCCCCTGATACTTGGGTGAAAGTAATTGACAGTGATGACACTCCATTTGCTATGACTGGTTGGTCAGGTGGCAACACTCTTAGTTTTTCTGCAAGAGTCTTCGGCGGCAGCGGAGCGCAAATTACTAACTATTGGAATTATCGCTTAACATTTTTTACTAGAAGTAATACTGGCAGTACTACTATTGCAAGTGGCATAACGGCCAGACCATTGATTCAAGAAATCCGCGGTTTTGGAAATAACTTTTATAGTAGTATAAATGTTAACACACATTATCAAGCAAACGACCACTTGTATAAATGGGATTATGAAAAAAATGCTACTTTTCCAGCAAAATTAACTGTTGGCTCTGCTCCTACTGCCGATATGGATGTAGCTACAAAGAAGTATGTAGACGACCATAGTGGAGCCGCTACTGGTTATGGATTAATGTCTCCGTATATCATCGAAGTCCCACCAAATGTCATACCAGAATAGACTATTAGTGGAGATACCTCAATCTTTGATGATGCAATATCCGCAATGGAATTAGGAAGGCAAATTTGCATTAAGATTTGTTCAGAGCAAATAGATGGCATTGTTGGCTCTTCTTCAAATTGGGTTGTATAGACTTTGTCTAGTTTTCATAATTCCAATGGAGTTGAAACATTTACATTTTCTTGGGCAGATTGCTATAATGGCATCAAAATGAATAACGTAAGTTTTGTTCGCCACAACAATAAAGACACCTCTTGGAGTCTTACAATTAATAACTGCTAATAGTGACCCTTTGCCACCATAAATCAAGAGAGGAGAGCTTTTGACCCTCCTCTTTTTTGTTTTCTTATTTTTTAGGAATCGGTATCCACAAGGTTGACCCAGCCCTTATTTTGCCTATGCTTGAAAGACCATTTTCTTCCATTACAAAATCACACCATTCATCCCAATCAACATTAGAACAAGTCTTTGAATAAATATTCCAAGCACTATCTCCGCTCTCAATTGTATAAGCTTCAATAGAAAACTTTGCTTTATCATTAAAGTCGGTAGGAGACCAAACTTTAATCACTCCTACAATTAGCACTACAAAAAGTGCTATCATAACAATCAATGTCCCAAACCCCAAAATTGCATCTTTAGTATCTTTTTTCATCTTTAAGTCCTCCTTAATCTGTGAATGCGTAACCGGCATCTCTTTCGCTCATCCCGGATGCAAGGCAAGTCATATAGCGAATCATTTGACGCTCTTGAGATATATCCTTGATTCGCCCATACTCTTTGCCGGTGACCTTGCCAAATACCGCTTTGTCGAGAAGGTCGCTGAGTTCCTCAAGAAGGTCGTAGATGGTATCTACTGTCCACGTGTCTCCACAGATATTCACGGAGTTGATTTTGCCATCTTCCATATCGAACGCTATCACCTTTACGTGCGTGTACATACTGTCCAAATTGAACTTCATTGAACTGTTGCAAAAATATTTCCTCTCGTTAGCCATTGTTTTGTTCTCCTTTAAAAAAGTATGCTTGCAAAGCCATTCCTTTTGACCTTGCAAGCATATTATACATTATCTAAAATATTTTGTCAAGCGTTTTTTTAAGTTTTTTTAAAAATTTTTAAAAATTTTTCAAAATTTTTCAAATTACTCCCCATCTGTCTCAACTTCTGGCTCTGGCTCTGGTTCTGGCTCGGGTGGTGTATATTGAGTAGTGATAAATCTTTTATCAAGTACAGTGCCTTGCTCATTGATGACCATTAAGAACACGCTGACAAACTGAGTGCTCGTAACAGCAACAGCGCATCTTTGATAAAATGTTGCCATTGTAACTGCTTGAGTGCTATAAGAATTAATAGATTGGTTGGTAATGCCGTCTGGGCGATTGTCAAGTTCAATAAGAAATGTTTTCATTATTTTCCTCCTGATTATTCAAAATCTAACTCTGATAAAGATGGTATTTTTAATTCTTGCCCAACATATAATTTTTGTAATGGGTCTTTAATGCGGTTAAAATCACATATTGCCCAATACTTTGTTGGGTCACCATAATACAAGTATGCTAAATAGTCAAAGTTTTCTTCTTGCTTTTGTACAGTATGTAATGTGTATGTGGTTGTGTCTTTTAGCCAAGCAGTAATTCCATTGACATATTTATTATCTTGTCTATTATAATAATATGGAAATGGCGAATACCTTGATGTATAGTCATATGACTTATATTGCTTGTCAGTTAATACTTCTGCCATTTCTAACAACTCCTTTTAGATTACTTTCTAACTTTATCAATCTCTTCCTTTGCCCAATGCATAGGGTCGAGTCCAGCGGTCATACCAAAAATGTCTCTTAAAGTATCTGCTGGAACCATATTGAGAACAGTTGCAATAATTGGGCCGTAAGGTGGGATGCAAGAAAAGATTGTGACAAGTTTCTTTTTCGTTCCCTCTGGGTCTTGCTTTGCTTGATTAGAGATGTCTAATACATCAAATAATTTACCAAGAGAGTTGACTTGTTCTGTGTTTTTGCCATCTCCTACCATTGCCTTTGCGGCTCCACCACCAACTTGCTTCATAACATTCTCTGCTTCATTAGGAGCAATTTTGGTGTCGCCATATTGAGTCTTAAGAGTATTTACCAAAGAGTCTACCTCTTTGTCATCCATCTTTTCAACGCACTCTCCAACTTTCCCAAGCCATTGTGCCTTGTCAGTGTTTTGAGTAACTGCTCCGATTGCTCCGAGTATTGCTTCTTTATTGGAAGTATCTTCAACTAATCTAAATCTATATTTCATAAAACAAATCTCCTTTTGTTTATTATTTTGTCATATTAACCCAATTGCCACCCGGCTGTCTTGTAATGCCTTCTCCATATTTGTAAGAGTATATATTCCTATTTAATGTTCTTGCACATCTAAAACTGCCATAGTCCAAAATCATTTCAGCATCATAGGGTTCTGTTTCAACAACTTCAATTGCAACATCTATTGTAGCATACTTGCCATTTCTCAAGATTGGTTTGTGATATGTAATGCCACAGTTCGTTAAAACTCCCTTAATGTAGATTTCATTGCCAAGCCTTAATGCAACAACTGGTGGTCTTACCATCATTTGAGATTGATTGTAAACTGGTAACTATGCCGCCATTAATTGTTTGATTGCTTTGTCTACATAATCTTCATCACTTGAAAAGCCTATTGACGGAATAATGGTAGAATAGTTTGTGGCATTGATATCATTCATCATATCTCTATGCCAAGTTGTTTTGACCGACAACTTTCTCGCATCGTTGCCACTATATGATTGAATAGGTGCTGTGCTTAACAATGGAGAACTTGCAGACCACTTTGGTGCTTGCTAATCATTTAATTCTTCTGGATAATCTGGAAGTATAATATATTGATTTAAATGATATAAGTAGATGTAATTCTCAATCAAGTCTTTTGGATTTTCTGCCCAGTATTTGTTTTTATCCCAAGCAAACTGTTTGTAAAACTCATCTGTTTCTTGATATGTTTTTACAACTCCATCAATTACTCTCATACTCTAATCACCCTTTCGACATTGCTGTCAACATAGCCATATATGTCAGCCTTGAAAGTTTTAAGAGATTCTAATGCCATTTGATAGACTATTTTTCTAACTTCATCATCATAATCTCCCTTAGGGTCAAGTCCTAACTTTTCCCTTAACTTCCTGACATTCCACTCATTGCCCTCATCACTAAAAATGGCATAATGAGTAAGATATTGTATCAAGTTGTCACTATATGGTATGTCAAAGTCTGTATTGTACATTTGCAATAATGGCTGATAGTACATATCGCCAGAATCAATGTCAACAGACTGTCTTTCAATGTAATCACCCTCAAGTACAATTAAAGTGGATTGATTGGAGAAAATCGTCTCTATCATTAGGTATAAGTCTCCTTGCCTATCATACAATTGTTTCAACACCTTGTCACTCAAAGTTGGGGACAAGTTCACGCTAAATAACCAAGGTGTATTAAAGGAAGATAGTGCTTTTGTCTCAACATTTCGCAAGTATGTGTTTGTAGCATCAACAAGGGCATTGCTGTCATCATAAATATAGACGAGATTTCCGTTGCTATATAAAACTGGTGCAATGCGAAATTGACTTTTGCTCTCCAAACTTACTGTATATGGCTTGTTAAACTTAATGGGCACGAGGGTGATTTTGTGATTGTCTTTGCTCGACTGAACAACTTCATTGTCGTCTATGCATATATTATCGGCACTTGTACAATTATGACAATTGTACATACCCATTAAGTTAACTCCGCCATTGGAGTAAAATGCTCTTAAATAATCTCCAAGTTTTCTATGTGTTTCCTTGGAATAAAAACCATCAATGTTGGTAAATCGTCTTGTATATTTGATATGCGGTTGCCAAGCATAATATGGCTCAACTACTTTAAAGGATGCTGTTTCTCCTATAGTGCCAGTATTGGTGCATACAATATACTGAAAGGCATATATATACATAACATCCTTTATAATAAAGTCGCCATCCTTTACAAAGTCTACAATAGGAATATCTGTGGATTGTAAAAGATTGTTGATATATCTTTGAGTTAAAGTATTTGTATAAAACTTGTCCACTTTACTACTCCTTTATTATCTCTCTGTTGCATAAGATGTAAGCAGGCTTCCACCAATTGCTCCTCGCCTTAATTCACCGCCACCAAATGAGTTGTCTCCAAAGCCTTCAACACTGCCACCAAATTCATTGGTAACTGCTACTGGAATTCCATTGTTGTCAACAGCATTATTCATCAAGGCTTGTGCTATACTCAAAGCAAGAGTTACAATGACTTGGTCATTAATACCATCTATTTCAACCTTGCTATTTGGAGCAACTGTTCCATTGGTACCACCACCAAACAATGCATTGAGTCCATTTAACAACCCAGTGTTTACTTTAATGCTATCAATATTTACATTGATGAGTCTAAGGGCTTCGAGAATTGCATTGGTCTTTTTCTCCCAGCCTTCACTGCCATTTAATATTTCTTCTTTGACAACTAATGGCACTATTGAAGTGCTATCCTCACCAGTAAGCAATTTGTAAATGTTAGAAGCACTATACTCGACATCAGTCTCTCCAGTGCCCATTATTTCTCCACCAGATTTAGATTGCTCGGCCGCACTTCCCATAGCAGAGGCTTTCATATCTTCTCCACCAGAAGAGATGTATTCAGAACCAGACGTTGTTTGAGTAAAGCCACTTGAAATGCCTATTCTTGCATTTCCTCTTGCGACTCTCTCTTTGGGATTCCAAGCATTTAAGTTAAGACCGCCCATTGAGCCCATCCCTGCAATAGCACTAATACCAGCAGAGAGAACACCAAATCCACTTAATGCTGTTTGCAAAATATCTCTTAATGGGATTTCACTCGAAATACCACTACCCATAATTTGAGGCATTGGGATTTTCATTTCTGGCAATACAGACAAAATCTTTTGCATAAAATATGTTACTGGATTTTCTGCAACTTTCATACCAGCAGTGAACATAAAGTTTTCATAAACATTGGAGGCTAATACACTCTTGCTGAGCCTACCAGCCATAGAAGCAACTTGATTGTTTAATTCTTGTTGAGCATCTGCGTAACTTTGAGTGTAGCCCAACAATGTTTTCATATCATTTGCAGTAAGGTTGGTTGCCGCCTTAATATCTGGCATTGTCACCCCAAAGACCTTGCTCAATTCTTTTTGAACAACATTGTTCCCTTGTGAACTTTCAGCAATATCTTGTAAATAACCAACGATAGCGCCCATTAAGGTATTTAATTCATCAGCACTTACTCCACCAGTTAATAATTTATCATAAGTTAAGTTGGTTCTGGTTAATGCCATAGCAATAAGGTTTTGAGCACCACTACCGACGCCGCTTATATCACCACTTGCTAACTGACCAATAGCGCCAGCCAAAGAACTTACTGTGCTACCACTCATACCAACACTATACAAAGAGCCTAACCATTTTTGCAACACAAACTCCATCTCTTCTGCTTGTGCCGCTCCTATGATAGAACTTGCTTCATAAATAGCATCAGTAACATTATCAAAACCATTCTGCAAGTATTCACTTGTCTCAAACATTTGGTTGTACAACTTCATCAAGGATGCTTCCATACCCATCCTTGCCGCAGAACTGTCTTGCTGTTGTACCCTAATTAATCTATTTATCTTTTCATCAAAGGCATCAAATGTTGAAACAATGCCGTCTTTGATAGTGTCTAAATAACCTCTTAGTTCTACATTGGTAACAATGCCTCTGGCTATTCCATTAGAAATATTTTTAATAACATCTTGTTGCTTTACAAAAGGAGAGATTGCAAGATTTTTATTAATCTCCGACATAATCTCTGTCATTCCAGCAACTTTGCCCCAAGTGCTTGTGAAGACCTTGTTAGTGCCCATCAGCCTTGTGTTGGCTTTTAACTCATTCTCTTCAAGGACTTGAACCGCCTTATTAACCTCTTGTACAAAGTTGGAGTTGAGATTATTTATGCCATCATAAAGAGCCTTTTCTCTTTTGGCTCTTTCCATTTCTGCCTGCTTATTTTCTATCTGCTCTTCGATAGCACGCTTATGCTCTTCATCGGCAACTTCTAACTGGTCATATAAAACATTTAACTCTTCTTCTTTGCCCTCTATTAAAGCATCAAGTTTGGGGGTGAGAATTTTAGAGGCAGAGATTTCTTTTTGCGGCCCATTAGTTAAGGCATTGACACCTTTGCTCATAGCCTCTGTTGCCATATGTTGGCCGCTTAATTGCTGTTTAAGGTCTCTATCTGCTTGTGCCTGAAGTTGATTTAACCGCTCTTGCGTCTTTTGCTTTTGTTTTTCAAGCTCTATTTCTTTGGCGCTGAATAATGCCTGTTTAGTGAACCTTTCCTCTTCGGCGCTCATCTACCGGCTTATGAGGTCAATTTTTTCCTAGAGGCGTTTCTTGTCATCTTCATCGGCTTTTGCCATCTCCGCTCTATATTTTTGGATTTCTTTGACGGCATCTTGTCTTGCCTAATTAAGAGCGTTTTGTTGCATTTGCAAAGACTATGCAACTCTGTCCTATGTCTCTTGAATGTAAGCTTCATTGGCAGTTCTTATGTTGCCAAGTATCGACCTTAATGCCTGTTCCGACGACGCTTGCATCTCATCCATTGGATTTTGAGCCATTAACTTCACCTCCGATTGTTGCTGTGCTCACTCTTAATCTTCTTGTACGCCTCGTCTTCTTTCTCGACTTCCTCTTTAATGATGTTTAATATTTCTGTTCTTTCAAAAGGAGTTATCTTGCCAATGTCATAATATGATGTGTTAATCCTTTTGCTTATAATATATCTTTCCTTAATAATCTCTTTTAATCTTTTGGGGGCGTAGGCTTCTCCATTAGAAGTCTACACTGGGTCGAAAAAACTCAGACCCTTGCTGGAAGATAGTTGTAAATGTTTGGCCACAATTATCACATTCAGCATCCACTTTAACTCCGAGACCAAAAGCATTATTTAACTTATCTGTTGCAATAAGGAGTTTGTTAATATCTGGCATTGGGAGTTGTCTTAACAACAATTCTTTGGAAGTATTATCTAATGCTTCCCCATCAACTGTATTTAAGGCTAATTGCAATACCAGAAGAATATCTGAATTGTAATTTGTTCCTTGTCTTTCTCTCATTGCTTTCATTCTGCTATCAATAGCATCAAGCATATGAGGAGTTTGAATATTAAGAGTTACTTGCTTTTGGCTTACTGGGAGTTCAAAGGCTTGATACTTCTTTGCTTCATCATCATAATAAATGACTGGAAGTTGAAGCAAGTCAATTTGGAAATTGTTTTGGAATTTGCAGTAAGGGCATTCACAAGTTAAAGGGTACTTATTGCCATAAGTTACAACCCTTAATCTATGCCACAAGAAAGTAAAATCTGCTGTGCATAAATCATAAGAAGAGATTGGCATAGGAGTTAAAATACAAGCATCTAACATATCTGCTAATGCTCTCCAAGTACCATTTCCACCCAGCCTCATCATCTCTTCATTGATGGTCATAGAGCGAATTGTAATATCTTCTGGGACTTCAACATCATAAATCTTGCCTAAACTTGGTAACTTGTAAGTTTCCTTTATCGTAAAATCTTCCATTTGTGTTAATTCTCCTTTTATTTTTCTTATTGTTTTTTAGTATATGTAACATCAAAAGTAATATCATCGACTTCAGCAGTAACTGTAAGCAAGTTATCACCTTTGACAGTAGAGAGAGGTTGGGGCGTAGTTTGCTCAGTGGTTGGCTCAGCAAGTGGATAAAGAACAATCACTGGAGTACCAGCAGCGTATTGAGCGGCAAGCCAAGCCTTAAACTCGTCCAAACTACTCTGTGGGATATGGAAGTAATATTGCTTTGAACTGGCATAGAACTGTCCTATAACTACGTCACCTATTGGCTCTCGATTGTGTAAATTTACAAAATGCGAACACAACGCTGGCAGTACGCGCACATTTGCAGCATTCGCGCTATCTGAGATTGTGACATAAACTCGATTATACTGTGAAAAGTCAGTGTCGTTCCAACTTTCCGTCCCATCAAGAACCTTAACCCCAACTCGCCTTGTTATTGCACCACTAATAATATCCTGCGTGTCCTTGTAATTGTCTACGGCAAGCAAATCAACGGCAGAAGCAGTTTGAGCAGTCACCGTCTCATAAAGAACTGTCTTGTCTACTGCCTTGATAGTGTCGCTGTCATTTTTATTATACATCAACCACAACACAAGATAGTGAACATCACTCTCGGTTGTGAAAGTAGTGTCGTGCAGTTTTGCACTGGTGTTTGGCGAAGAGTAGCAAACCTGTGTACCTTTCATACCAACTTCAGGTTGTTTCGCAAATCCATTAATAACGCATCGTGGAGCAGACACATCAGAATTGTCGAATATACATCGATATTCCGTGTCCGGTTTGCACTCAATTACAAAGCATCGTGAATTGTTGTGTGTTGTAATTGTGCCGCCAGCGGCACAATAAGCATCAAGATAATTATCTTGAGAGAACATATTTGCGGCAACACTCAACACTTCGGGAGTTCCAACTACTTCCAATGCCATATGAGTAATGTCTGGAGCACCAGCAACGGGAGTACCACTACCTTGGGCTTCAAGAAAGTTTCGATTCATTAATTCATAATAACCAATCGCTCCATCTGACTCTCTAATGCAGGGAATATATCTTAATCTGTCCCCAACTGTAATATTGCCAATGATTGTGCCTTCGAATTTTGAAGAAGAAGAATTGGGTAATGCACCAATGTAAGCCACTGCGGTTGTTTCAAATTCTTGAGCATTATAGGAAACATTAGTTTTAAAGCCAGTAGTCCCACCAGCACCAAATGTAATGGTGCGCCTTTCTGTGCTCCCCACAGTTGGTCGATAGAGCGTTTTGTTGTATCTCCAATATGCTTGTCCAGTAGAAGTGCCGTAGATATACAAAGAGAAGTTTACAGCGTCATCACCAGTACCAGAATAGCAACCGAAAAGGTTTTGTCCAGACTATACAAAGTCATCGATAGTTATTGTAACTATGTCACTGCCATACAACTTTTCGTTTGTATTATAGTAAAAATTCGAATCAAAAGCAATACTTTCAATTCTCGTGTAGCCAATTGGCAACTCTCTGTCCTTCAACTTCAAAGTACCATTGTTGCACTTGATGTCAACAGGCGTTGTTGGCGTAGGAGTTCCATCCTATTCTACCTTACCATATTGCAACAATTTTGTTAATGCTTTATTAAGTGCGCTTGGAAGAAGCAATGGAAAGGTAGCACCAGTAATTTCTTCACTAGTGCCTCCACCACCACTATATTTCCATAATATCAAATGGTTGACAAGGTTTTCTACTGCATTGTCATTCCATATCCATTTTTGGAGCACATTAAACATATTTATCTCCTCGGCTTCCTAAATCCGTAACTATTTAAAAGCGTTGCCAAATCCTTTTCTGCCATTGCCTTTTCTTTTGTCATCTCATCATCAATAGCAAATTCAACAGCATCATAGACAATGTCTCCCTCAAGCCAATAATCTTCATCATTAGTGAGAATTAACTCTCCATAAACATACGCACCATCAGTAGTAAGGTCTACTGCAAAGTCCTCATAATCATAGTCATTGCTCCAAACTTCTTTAATGCTGGCACATATCTCATTTAATTCCATATCATCTATATTTTTAATGTTCATTCTGTAAATCATTGCGGGTTCTCCTCTTGATTATCATTTTGTTGATTGTTTTGTTGGTTATTTTGTGGTTTATTGTTTTGATTATTTTTTCTAAATTGTCCCGGCTCTTGGTCACTTGTGAATCTACCCTGAGCATCTCTTCCCTTGTGAATGTTGCCAGCCTTGATTTCATCATCATCACCAGCACCTTTGGCAAGTTCGTCCTTGGCAAGCATATCATACTGCATTGCATCTTCATAGTCTTGCTCATAAATGGCTGGATAGATTTGCTCTGCATACATTTGCTCTTTGTGTTGCTTCATCCACTCAACATAGTTGACAATGACTCTTCCGCAAGGAAGTATCCAAGAGTTATTGCTTAATACCAAAAGTCCGTGTTTGCAAGTTGACCCAAGAGTATCATTAGGGTTTCTTATTCTTTTGCCATTGCTGTTTTGTGGCGGTCCCGAATTGTACTTATTTTGCGTGCTCCAGTACTAAAAGCGATATTTGGTATCAGGGCAAGTACAATATATAAACACATCATCTCTGTCAAAACAACTTGTCAATGTCTTTGTAACTGTCTTTAAATCAAAGTTTTTCGATATTGCCATCTATTTATGCAGTTCTTCGAGAAAACCAGTTGTTATGATTTTTACTTCATAATTGTCTGTCTCCCCTTGAACTGGAATGACAATTGTAAACTTTCCCCTTTTAAAAAGGTCATCCATATTGAGATTGTTAAAGTTGGATACAACTCTTTTTATAGTGCTCTTCGAGCGTCTCTTGTATCTCTGCTTACCTTTAACACTATTTAAAGATTTAGACAACAAGTCTCTTCTCTTGACTTCTGTTAAAACTTGCACTATTTTCAAGCCTCCTTTTCTCAATATGGTTCATATATATATTATATTATAATAAGGGGAATTGTCAAATTAGTCTTTTGAGAAAGGAAGAAGTGTGTTGTATATAGAATCTACATTTATTGTCGTTGTAGAATCTTGAATAATTTTTTGTATATCTTTGTCTACTTTGTTGATTTGTGTCACTAAATGATTGCAATGTACATTAAGAATACTTGTGTTGCTGAACACTACAATGTTGTACATAGGAATGTCAAGATGAGATTTTAGTGCTCTTATATGCCCCTCATTTTGCTTGATTGGATTGTAAAATGAAAATGCACCATTTCTTGTTTTAGACACCCAGTATTCATCATTGTCACTCCCATAAATTTTCCCTCTATAATTCTTACATTCAAAAACATAGAGCCCAGTTTTGTGTATCAATACTAAATCAATTTCACTTATAGAAGTGCCACAAGGCACGTGCAAGTTGAATAGATACTTTCCATCTATTTTCCCTTGCAGTGCCTTATAGAGATTGTATTCCCCTAAATCTCCCTTATTGCTGAGAGAGAGTAGTTCTTTCTATTCTGCATTCATTTTTAGAAAGGCATTACAAAATTATCATCTGGTGCAGTAAATGTAGCAACATCGCCGACAGTACTAATAGGCGTGTTTGGTGTTACATCGGTAGGAGGAGCCCAAGTAGTTGTGGGTGTGGGAGTTGCCGTAGGAGTTGCAGATTCATAAGTCCAAGTTACCTGTGTTTCAGTTTTTGTAGGAGCAGGAGTTGGGGCAACAACATTTGCCTTTGGAGCAAAATAATCTACATTGCTACCAACAAAAGTGCCAGCACCCTCAGACTTCTGATGCTTGGGCATAATGCCAGTTTTGAGATACTCTTTCATCTCGTCATTGGTTCTATAAAGACCAAGCCTATAAGTAGTGTCTGTATCAACTTCAACTTCGGGTGCAGTCGTCATTGTATATTTGGTAGAGGGCACTACTGCAATACCATATGTGCCAAACTCATTGCTCTCTCTGGAAATCTTAAATGTAAGGTCATTGAGTTTTGTACCCCACTCCTTGATAGCCTCATCAATGCCGGCCATAAGAGCCTTGCTTGTAGTCTTAAACACCTTTGTGTTTCCATCTCTAAAATCATAAAGAGTAAGCACTCTAATATATTCCATTTTGGGATAAGAGGCACACAATGCACACTCTTTACCATCAACAGCATTGCACTTTACTGGAATGTTATAAATACTACCATTAACCCTATTGGGAACAGTATGTACCTTTACAAGCGGGATGGTGTCAATGCTTGTGTGCAGAATCTTAATAATAGCGCTTTCGCCTTTGCCAAGTTTGAAAAAATCCATAATTTATCTCCTTTGTGTTTTTGTTTCGAGGATTTCATATTCCCCCAATTTGTAAGTATGTGTGATGTCTTCATCAATGTAAACAGAAGCATTTCCACCGTGGCTTATGTATGCTTCGAAAATACCTTGATTGGTTTTAATTTTTGAGTTGATTGAGTTTTTGGTCAACCACGCCCAATTCTTATCTTTCGCCACTGTCATAAGTTGCACCTCCTCGAAGTTGTCACTTCTATTGTATTATACTATATCTCAAAGTACTTGTCAAGCACTTTTTTAAAGAATTATGTATTTTGTAATAAAAATTTCTTTCTCATCGGTTGCTATCCAATTACCGCTGTAATCTCTCTTTGTCTTGGGCTTAATCTCTTGTGCAAGCACCTTTATGATATCTCCCTTTTTAACTGGAGTTTGGTTGTATATGGGCTTTGAGATTTTTACTTCCAATGTCTTGCCAGTTTTGAGTGCGTGCACTTTCATTTTGGGAGTATACTTGGTGTCTATGTCGAGCACAGCAAGCATTTTATCATATTGTGGGTCTGCAATGTCGATATAACCTAAATACTCTACCATAGCATTGACATCTTGCTTTACATTTCTTGGCTCATACTCTACCTCAATATGCTTGAGCATTTCCACAACATCAATGGTTGCGCTCCTTGCATTTGATTTGATAATATAAGGTCTATAGTCATCCATTTTGATGCCAATCCCACTGAGTGTATTTACACCAGCAGACTTGTTATAGAGAACACCAAAAATGCTATTTATTTTAAGTAATTTATTCGTGTCCCCAAACTCTTTAAAGAAGCCAAGATTTATCAATATTGCCAGTTGCTTTGAGTTGATTTTCAATTCACTTATATCTCTTAACAATTCTGCAAATGAATCATAATGATTATTAGCAAGAGTAAGCAATTCATCTGCAACTTGTCCATTAAGATATTTAATAGAAGCAATCCCTTTATAAATTGTATTTGATTCTTTATCAAAGGTATACTGCGAGCGAGAATGCCTAAACTGTATACCCTCTACTTTAACCCCTCTTTGCTTTGCATAAGCAATTATGTCGGCAGATTTTGCTTGGTCTTGCTCCCAAATATTTAAAGCACTTGTAAGAAATTCAAGCGGGTAGTAATATCTCAAGTAGCCACAAATATAGCCAATCCAAGAGTAAGGGTCACTATGGTTTTTAGAGAAAAGATAATTGCTCGCATCCTCAATGACTTGTAGGAAGTCTTTTACAATCTTACTTGACTGTTCTATGGGCATATTGTAGTCTTTAAGCATTGTTTCACAAAAGCCTTTCTCTATCTCTGGAATGTGCTTTTCTGTGCCAGTCTTTTTAGAAAATGCTCTTCTTACAACATCAGCCTCTCCCATTGTATAACCACAGAACTTGTGCAAAAATTCAATCACTTGCTCTTGGTAAACCAAATACCCGAGTGTGGGAGCAAGAAAATCATTAAGAGGCTTACAACCATTATCTTTATATATGCCGTGAGACAAGTTTTCTCTATAAGAGTCTCCCGCTGGTCTTATTGCACCATTGCCCATTGAAAACAAATCAATGTAACTAAAATTGGAGTTTGCCCTCTTGATTTTAGATATTGTCTCTTGGCTAAATAATGATTTGAGCAATGTACTTGCATAATCAGATTCCCACTGGAATATCAAAGTTGTGTCATCTCTTATGCTCTTCCAAACTTGCACATCATCGCTTGGAATATTGTCTGGTGTTGCAAATGGTATATTGGCAAGTTCACAAGTCTTGTAAATCAGTCCAATGTTGTCGAGACCGAGAATGTCAAGCTTTACAAAATTAAGAGAGTCAATCTCTTTCATATTAAGAGTTGAAATGGGGTATTGGTTTGTAGATGTAGTACAAGTGCCAAACCATTCATCTACTGGGAAGGGCGACACAACACAGCCAGCAGGGTGGTTTCCTATCGACACAATGACTCCATTGACTATGTCTACATATTCAAATACTTCTTTATACTTCTTTCTTGCTTCTTCCTCATTTGATTCTGCAAGAGTCTTTATATCTTTTGCTATTGCAAGATATGTCTTATCATCTTCCCCTCTCTTATAAAGCCCTCTACAAACATCATCAATAGCACCTTTAAGGGCAATAGTATTAAAGGTTATAATATCACAACAATACAATCCCTCTTTGTGATAGAGATATTGCTTGACAGTTTCTCTATCAACAGAATACCAGTCCGTATCAACATCGGCAAGGCTTATTCTTTCCTTATTCATAAACCTTTCAAAATTGAGATTATATTTGACACTATCTATTTCTGTGATGTAGAGCAAATAGGCAATTAAGCTTCCAGATACAGAGCCTCTGGAATAACCATATTTGACACCAGCCTCTCTCATAGCCTTTTTATAATTCTCTTCAAGAAGCATAAAATCTATTGCCCCATTATGCTTGTATACATCAAACTCATATCTTATTCTATCAATATATTCTTGCGCATTAGGAAGTTTGTATATGCCACGAGAAATATATCCCTCATTGATTTTCTGCTTGAAAACCTCTTCGCTATTCTCATAGAGTTTGGGGTATTTGGCAGAGCGGTCTACTTCAAATGTTTCGACCATATCAGCCATTCTGTTGGTGTTTTCCAAGGCTTCTTTGACTACCTCTATGGGCAATGAACCTTGCTTGCTATATGCCTCAATGAGTTCTTCATAAGTGTGAAAGACCATATCAAAATCATCTTCATTGGCAAACTTAACATCTTTGGCTTTTTGGAGAAGGCTTCTACCTTTGAGATGCTCTTCATTGATTGCGTGGGCATCTGTGCCAACAATAAGAGGCACACCAATGGTCTTGCTCAACTCATAAAGCATTTTGTTATAATTGGCTTGCTCCTCACAATTATGATGTTGGATTTCAAGGAAGCATCTATCTTTGTTATTGGCAAGAAAGGCAATAAACTTTTCCTTTGCCATAGGAGAACCCTCATTCAGCACTCCACCAAGACAAGCGGTTGTGACAATAATATTATCACTTGTAGAGAATAATTCATCGAAAGATATTCTGGGGGAGTAGTAGAAATGATTATCTGTTCTATTGTAAGAAGCAGAAACCAGTCTATTGATTTCTTTAACTCCCTCATAATTCTTGGCAATAAGAACACAATGGTAGTTGTCCTTTTTCTTCTCATCGAGGGTTTCGGTCAAATATGCCTCAACTGCGTGGATATACTTTAAGCCCTTTGACTCTATATACTCTTTCTTGTGAAGCCAAGAAAAAATATTGCCGTGTTCACTAAACCCAAAAGCGGTCATCCCAAGTTCTACTGCTTTGTCGATATAATCTTTATAGTCAGTAACAGAGTCAATGTTGGTTGTTCCATTACTGTACATTGTGTGAATGTGATATGGAGTGTAGTTCATATTTCTTCTTCCTCAAAATCCCAAGTTTTTATGTCGCCTTCATTTTGCTTTTGTGCCATCATTTTACTTGGAGTAAAATTATTCCCAGAATTGTTATGCTCTAAATGAGCGAACATTAAATCTCTGGGCAACATTTTATAGCAAAAATAACTATTATTAAAACTGGCAGTATTACCATCAAAACTTACTTTTTTGTCAACTATCAGCAATTGTAACTCTTTGTCTAAAAAGAATTCACCAACCTCTTGATAATTAAGTATTGGGAGCCCACATATCATCGCAAATGGTTTCCCCAGTTTATACAACCTATCAAATACCTCTAATTTTCTTGTGAATGGCGGGTTGCTGATTATACAGTCATATTGCTCTTTTGGTTCATATTGAAAAAAATCTTGCCCAAGCCATATATGGCTATATATAACGTTATGTCCTGCTTCTTTGAGCGCAATAACAAATTCACTATCCTTTGTATCAAATGGACACCAAACTGTGCTATTTGGTTTAACAAATTGGAGTATTGGTTTTACTAAAATACGAGGAGTATAATATTCATCTTTTTCATTAAATGAATTAGTATTAAGCCAATTGCTCATTTTTTTCATCTTAGTTTCTCCCTGCTTCCATATAAGAAATCCCAAGTTTCTTTCCCTTTATCAACTGGGGCATCTTTTGCCCCAAGCCAACCTATGCTGTCTGTAATAATGTAAACATTGCACACCTTGCTCAATTTAAGCAAACTCTTTAACACATCTTTAGAATAGTAGTCTACATCACTATCATAGGCAAATACTACATCACACTTCATTGAAGCCAATGCATCAACTTGCTCATTTGTAAGAGTGTGCTTTTCTGCCGATATGCAATTCTTGTATCCCCAGCCATAGGCTTTCATAACTGACTTGATTCCCTCGAAGACAATCACTTCATCTTTGATATAATCCTTTGCCACATTATAGCCTTGAAAATAGTCCATTGTGCCGACTGGGAAATAGTTAATGTATTTTGGTATCCCCAACTCTTTATAGTTGGGGTACATTGTCCTCCCCTTAATGTTAATGAAGTTGCCTTGCATATCATATACCGGGTATACAATTCTGTTTTGATTTGTATCAATTCTTATCTCGTACAAATCCATTACACTTTGAAGTATGCCCTCTTGTTGCCAAAGAGTCACTTCTCCTTTATTATACTTCTCATAAATGCTTTTGTCAAGCACTTTATGGGCAATTTGCTCACTTTCTGTTTTGATTGACTTTAAAAAGGACATAGCATTTGATTTGCTCAGCTCAACTTTGCCATTAGATAGTTTAATTGCTTTATTTACTGCATCATCAAATGACAGACCTTCAAAGTATTGCAGATAGTTAATAATGCCCCCACCCTTTCCACAAGAAAAGCAATAGAAGAGATTCCTTTCACTATTAAAAGAAAGAGAGGGGGTTTTGTCTTCGTGAAGAGGGCAAGAACAAAAATAGTCCTTGCCCCTTTTAATGAGATTCATTTGTTGAGAGGCATATTCTACAAGGTCTATGCTTGCATTTATTTGTTCAATTGTTGCTTTGTCAATTGTCATTGCACAAATATCTCCTTACATAGACATTATAATCTATATGCCCCAACTTGTCAATAGATGATTTTAAAAATCCCAACCAAATTTTTCATATTGTTCAACTTTTATTTTAATTTAAAATCACTACTTATAATTTTTGGTACTGCCCTCTCCCAATCTATTCTATGGTGTATTCTTGCGTGACCAGCTCCCATCTCCGTGACCTTAGTACAAGAAGGGCAAGCCATTACCGTATAAAATGATTTAACATATGTGCCAAGTTCAAGATAGCTCTCTGTTAAGCCCCCACTATTTTGCTGTGTAGTAGTTTGTACTAAATCTATTTTAGTACAAGTAAAAAATAAGTCTCCCCTTGAACCTAATAATGTGTAAGCATTAGCATCTTCATTGATTCTGCCGAAAAATTCAAATGGTCTATCAACCTTGCAGAAGAATGAATTCATTGCTTTCCTCAATAAGCCCATTTGAAATTTGGTGCCATTTACTCCGCCAATTAAGTCCCCACCTTGGGCAAATGCTATTGTTTTGGTTGGAGTTGATTCTAAAAAATCTATGAAGCAATCACATATGCCATCAAAGTTTTCAACTACGGCTGTTCTAAGTTTTTCCCCATCTTCCCACCTAAACTCAAAACGGTTATAATCATCATCAAGTTCAAGGAAATAGGTTAATCCAAGGTCTTTCGCGATACTATGACAACTATTCCTAGCGAATAAGACGATATTTCTTTTATTTATATTGTCCATAGTATCACAATGTTTAGCCTTTTCTATTTTATCAAAAACAATAATATGTTCTCTGCCACATTTATTTATATAGTCATTAATAGTGGAATCTTCATTGTCAACTATTACATACCACTTGCCAGTATAACCGGCCTTTTTCAAAGTATCAAGGGTTATAAGTTTATTTGCTCTCCCGTGGCTTAATATAAAAATAGCAAAATCTTTTCTCATAATTATTCCTCTAAAATATTATACCTTGTATTTTTAGAATCATTTTCTCCACATAATTTATATATGTTGGGTCTATTATTAAAAAAACCAGTATCTATCTTGCAATACCCATTTAATCTCAAGCACTTATTAAAGGCTCTTGATGTAGAGTGTCCATCTTCCCATTTTCCATATACATTATATTTCTTAAAATGCCCTATGGCCATTTGGGTAAATGTGTTAGCAAATATAATATATTTGGGCTTATATGTCTGAATTATTTTGGACAAAAGGTCTATGGGGGAAACAAGATGCTCAAAAAATTCACTCGCAAATATCATATCTATTTTCTCAAGATTAAATGTATCTTTCTCATCTATGATGTCGCATCCATCTATATTGTCAGTCACATATTTATCTATTTTATATTGTAAAGTGTCTTTAATATTGCTAGCAATAATGTGGGCATTTGGGAATACGGCCTTTAAAGCTATGGTGCTATATGCACACCCACAACCCATATCGAGAATATTTTCAACTTCTCCTACATTTATTTCGCAATCTTTAGTTTTAAGATATTGTTTAATTAGCTTTACATATTTTCTTGAATATGTTTTCCAGCATACAAAAGATTCATTTAGGTATGCTGGATGCCCATATACTGAATAATTTGGGGCATCTTCTTCTAAGCTTTTTTCCCACTCTTTTTTCAAATCCTCTAATATTTGATTTTTATCATCATAATATTTACAAAGCTCCTCAGAAGAAATATCATCATATAAAGATGCTATATTGGCGAGTTCTTCAAAATCACTTCTATGAATTTTATCAAAAATATTTTCTGCTTTTTCAACAATCATTTTTGCTCAACCCTCCCTCTTTTTTCTCTTCTGCCACTCTTCCAGATACTTTCATTATCTCCTCTATATTTTTACTCAACTTCACATAACCATTAGCAATGGCATCATCAAAGTCAATTATTACAAGAGCAGACTCTTCCATAAGTTCTTGCATCTCTTTGTTAGAATGAGCATAGTAATCTGCTATCTGGGAATAGTTAAATACTATATGCCTTGTAGCGGCAAACATCAAAAATCTCTTCTCATCCTCTGTTATGTTGGTAGCATTAGATATTTTATGGCACAACTTTATATATTTGTCATTGTTATAAAGCATACGAATATCTGGCTTGTTTCTTGATGGAAGATATTGAGGTATAGATATCTTTTTAGAGTACTTAGCATCTTCCTCATTTTCTTCTACATCAATATCATCAATAAGCGCAAATTTTTCAAAATCCATCTTCAAATCCTCCTTAGTTTATGCCCCAATTGAATATTGCCAAATCATTATCTTTGGGGGATGTTTTAACCCCATTTATTCTGTCCATAGCATACTCTACTTGTTTTGGGTCTATTTCACTGCCATAGCAGTTTATGCCAAGTTTGTTGCAGACATAAGCAGTAGTGCCAGTGCCCATAAAGTTATCATACACCAAAATATCTTTTTTGTCAATACCATTTGGCAGATACATTTCTAATAATTTGCAAACAAATTCAGAACTAAATGTAGCATTGTTTAATTCATTTGTTCCATCATTGTTATCTGCCTCTATAAAATTAAAAATAGAAGAGTAATATGGCTGTCCAGTCCCACTATAACTTTTTACTGCCTTAGATGTTTTAAATGTATCATATTCCTCTTTTCTACAAAACACACAAACATATTCACAAATACGAGTACATTTATTTGGAGATGTGTTATTTGGTAGTGCAGAACGCTTTTTCCAAGTAATGACATCTGCTATCATAAATGAAGTTTTTCTGCAAATGTCGCAAATACATTCAAACATAACAGTTGGGTTTTCACTGCCGTAAGATATATTAAACAGCACAACCCCATTAGGCTTTAATATTTTATTATACCCATCAAAAATATCACATATCCACTGGCAATATTCTTCATTTGGCTTGTTATCATCATAAAAGGCATAATTGCAAATATGCTCTTCCATACAATAATCAGTATGTGATGTGCGACTATTGTTATACGGCGGGGAAGTTAGAACAATATCTATTGTTTTTTCTGCCATATTTTTCATTGTTTCTAAACAATCTTCATTAAAAATTTTTATCATAGCAATTGCCCTGCTTGTCATTTTTTAAAACAAATCTTCTCCAGAACTTCTATCGTGTTGAGAAGCCTCTGTGATTGTCATTATATCACCATCGAAAATAAAGTCAATATATGCACTTTCATCATCTTCTGGCATTTGTCTTCCCAATCTATTTACATATATCTTCGCAAAAGCATTTCCACACTGTACTCCATCTCTTGCCATCATTTCTTGTGTTTTGTATTCCCACTTAATACCAACAGAGAGATATCTGTTGATTTTCATTGAGTCTGCAATCTCTCCTTGCCTATTCAACTGACAAGCGGCCAACACTGGAATGTCCAACTCACCAGCGATGTTGTTTTTAAGAAAATCACATTTAGCACCGAGCAAGTTGTAGTTATCACTCGCAGATGTTTCATTTGATTTAATGTAATCATAGACTACAAAGCCAAGCCCAATTTTATTTTGGAGCATCTTGCATATAGAGTAAAGTTTTTCCATTGTCATACTTGCATCATACAAGTGGACAAGGGGTTGTGTTTTAATCCACTCTATTGCTTCTTTAATTTTAGCCTCTTCCTCTTCTGTGTATTCACCACTTTTAACTTTGTAAATACTAACACCAGAGACGTGGGAAATAAGCCTTTCTGTGTACAATCTTGTAGGCATTTCACTATCTACAACAAGTACTGGCACCCCGTTTCTGAGTTTGTGTACAGCCTCATTCATAAGGAAGACTGATTTACCCTGCTTGTACTTTGCTTGCAATACAACCAATTCTCCGGGCTCATATGTGAAGTAGGGCATAAAACTCTTATATTTAGAGGGAAGTCCAAATATACCATTATCACTTCTTCTATTGACTATCTCTTCCCAAATAGAGTCTATATTTTCCCCGAGGGTTGTAATGTCGCCAGAGACAATGTACTTCTTGGTTAATTCATCTAATTTATTATAGGTGCTTGCACTTAACTCTTCAAGAGTCTTTTTCTTGTCGAAACAATCAATGTCTACTTCATTGACTGTTTTGACAAGGTCTCTCCTAAAGGCAAGAGAGACAACATTGTCTACAAGCATTTTATACTCTGGAAGACTGTTCCTCGCCACTCTTTTATATAAGTCTACAAACTCTTGTACATTGGAGAGGTTATATTGTTCAATGGTATTCCAAACTGCCTTATTGCTTTGGAGCTGGTTGGAGATGTTGTAGGCATCAATATTAGTGATGCCCTTTTTGTACAACTCTTGTATTGCCCAGAAAATACAAGCATTGTCTTTTTCGTAAAAATAATTAGGCTTCAAATAATCACTGTGGGCTATGTAGTCTGGGTGATATATTAATGTGCCTATAATTCCGCTCTCTGACTTTACGTCACTCAATTGTTCAATGTTGTTCATCCTAATTGCTTCCTTTTAAAATATTTTGAAACCCCGACTTCTTTTTCTGGAATGAAAATGAAGTGTCCTCTTGGTTTGTATCTGCCTTAAATGAATATATATCATTGTTGGGCAAATTTGCTTTGATATATGCTTGCTTAATATCCTCCTCCCCAGCATAATACCTTAACCCATTGGGGTAGTTCAATACAAGCCCATTATTGATTACATACTGCAATGTAAAGAGTATATAATCATATGTGTTGCCCTCTCTTGCTATGCAAGAAATTGCATTCCTTAAATCGTTTTGTGAAACAAGAGGGTTGATGTGCTTTCGCCACAAAAACTCTATCTCCGTAATTGGATTCTGAATCTTATAGTTGATTGCCATCAGCCCTCTTCCCCCTCCTAAAAGTGGTTACGCTGTCATTATATCAAATTAAAAAGTGGTTGTCAACAGTTATTTTTAAAAATTTGGAACATTTATAACAACATTGTCTGCTTCAATGGTCAGCACCAAATCTTTAGTTAAAAACCCATAATAAATACTGTCTGGTGTTACAACCGATTGGTCAACAAATGTTGACAAGTTAATAGTAGCGACTGCCTTATATGGATTTGAGTATCTTTGCAAAGAGAGAATGGTTGGTGTGCTATTTACTAGATTTGCTTTGACAACAAGTGTATGAGCGTCTAAATCAAATACAACATTAAACTTTCCATTCTCAATTATTGACTTACTATTGAGAACTACAAAGGCGTTACCAATGTCAATTATATGCACTCTGTTTTGGTTAGTAAGTTGACCGCTCAAATCAAATGTTGAGTCATCAATACTAACTTTAATTCTAAATGAATAAACATTCTCTCTCACTTTCCCAAAGTACAAATATTGAATAGGGGATTTATCCCCAAGAGAAACAGAGATTGAATTATCCTTTACTTCAAGGGTCATATTCGAAGCATACTTTTCTCTAATCTTATAAATCTCTGCCCCAGTCAGCGCACCAGTTTTCCCAAGCACTTTCTCTATGAGAGCCTTTGTGTCTTTTTCGGTAAAGTTGATAACATATTTAGTCTGCCCATTTTCTTTGAGTTGATGAATTAAAATGTTGTTTGCTTCGAAAACTTCTCTTAATGCCCCACTAGTAATATAATCTCTATGCTCTCTCTTGAACATACTAATGAGTGCTGTGAGAAGTTTGTGGCTTGTAGCCCCATCTAATTTGTTTGCACTTGTTGGGGGTAATTCCTCTGGCACTTCAATGGTTGCTACTCCACCACCATATGTCATTGTAGATAAACAAGGAATAATGTGTGCCGTTGCGATGCTCTCCCAATTGGGGCTATCTGCATTGGTGTTGTAGATAAATAGATTATCTTTTATAAAACTGTCGAAGATAGATGATGTAATTCCGTCATAGGTCATATTGATGTGCATTTCTGCAAGACCGAAGTTAAATCTTGTCGCTCCATTTAACTGCAATTCAATATCATCCATAAAAGTAATTTTATTAGAGTAAACTTTTGTGCCAATGCCCCAAGCATCTAAATGATATTTTACATAATCAGAAAACACATCCCCATCATTAAATGCCCTATCGAACAAAGACCACACCTTATCTGTGACTGTAAAAATATAGTCTGGGGTAGGCTCTGGGCTTGGAGTTGGTGTTGGAGTCGGTGTTGGGGTAGGGGTTGGAGTTTCTGTTGTGGTAGGCGTTGGGGTGTTTGTAGGCACTGCTGTCACTTCCTCTGTTGGTGTTGGTGGCGGTTCTATTGTTATTGCCTCTGTTGGAGTAATTACTTCTGTTTCATATGGGGTTTCAACAACTTCTTCTGTTGGCATAATAGTGACATCTTCTGTTGGTGTTGGTGTTTCGTGTGGGGTCGGTGTTGGCGGTTTAATCTCCTGACAACCAACCACAATTAACAATATGGCAACAAATACCATTAAAAATAATAACTTTTTCATTTTTAATCTCCTTCTTCCATTTGAGTTAAAACAACATAATCATTGTCATCCCTAAGTACTGGGGCGGCATATGTAGCCACTGTATTTGGAAATGTATATGGATATTTTAGAACATCATTACGCCAATCTACCGATTCCTGTTCTAGTGGGCAAATTGGTTTATTGTATCCTATTTTGCAGATATACTTTTCGTCTATGTAACTATATGACTCATAAGTTGATATTGCACTTAATGGACAATTTTCGCAATCTCCACATTCAAAATTATCGGGAACATTTATTTTTACATTAAGAACCATCTTTTTCATCTTCAATCTCCATCTTCCATTTGTGTTAGAATAGTATAATCATTGTCAAAATAGACCTTTTTCTTTGTGCCCTAAATATCGTAATATTTATATTCTTTTTTATCAATAAGATTTTTTAGATTAACAGATTTTTTGCCATCAATCTTCATTTGCTTGATTTGAGAAATGGGGCAATAAATTGTTTTATCTTTGTCATAAAACCAAATTACCACCCCAGACCTAACTCCTTTAATGCCACTCTTCTAAATTAACTTATCATACTATGTTATTCTATCAAGTGGGAGTGTGTTGCCCTTTGTTGTTTTAAGTTCCAAATAAAAAATGTTCGGGAAACAAAAACCTATGAAGTCACAAGGATTAGTAATACCGTGGAAGCCATTGGTAGTATCATATAATCTATCAATGGTGCTTCCAGGTATTTTCTAAAAGTCCTATTTGAATTTGGCTTCAAAATTCTTTGCGATTGACATTGAGAACCTCACTCCTGTTTTCAAGCCATCTCTTCAAATCTGCTCTTATATAACTGTCGCAATAACGATTGCTTTCGCCAACATTAAATACAGTGAACCCAATTGGCACTTCGGCAATGGCAAGGTTTTTATCTATTACAATCCAAGGGAAAGAGTATAATACTATCCTTTCTCCAACGGCATATTCCCCTTTGAGTTTTAAAGCAGGGCGAACACCGCCGTAATTCTTGTAAACAATGTCCCCATTGTAATCAATACCACCGCCAGTGTTGATAAATGCGGCACAGTCAGAATAAACTCCTCTCGACCGCAACCACCACCAGCTACCATAAATTGGTGGTATCTTATCTTTATACTTTTCATACTCCTTTGCTGAAAGCAAGAAAATCTCATCTTCTCCAAAGCCAACTTCCTCTTCCTCTTTTTCTTTCATTTGTTTTTCGAGTCGGTCAAGTTCTTCTCTTGCTTCCTTAATCATTTTTATGATATACTCTTTCTCTTTATTTGTAAATGCCGTCATTTTATCACCTCTTTACAATCTCTGGCACTAACTGTTTAAGTTCATCTGCATTAAGAACAATAGCAGGAGTATCTCCATAACTAATGTCAATTTCCTTTGAAGTAAAAGCCTTAAGTCTTTCGACCAAGTCCGCAAACCTAATCACACTTTCGTGATTGTGGGCATTGGTGCTTGACACATAAGGTACAACCTCATAGTTCTTGGACTTAACAGAAACAAACTTTGCACTATTTTCTCCCCACTCAATTTTGGAGTAATCAAGAACATTAGTGCCAAACTTTTTGTCAAACACCATAAGTCTTGCCAGTGCTTTATTAAGTGTGTTTCTGTCAATGACTACGTGGGTGTTGCTTGTCTTACTTGCAATATCTCTCAACTTAACATTGGGGAACTGAGATGTAAGGGCAACTGTCTGGAGTACAAATACAACATAAATATCACCACTCTCAAACTTTACTTTGCACTTTTTCTCACTGTCTTCATCTACTTCTTTACACATAGACACATTTTCGCAGTCAGAAAAGATAGAGAGAATTTGAGCCTGTGTTTTATTAAGCAAAGCACTAAAGCAAGGGTTACTTTCATTAAATGGATTAATATAAATGTTATCAGTAAATGTAATTGCTCCAGTATTGTCGAAGTAAATAAACTGCTGATAAGCCTTTTTAAAAGTCACTCCATTGTCAAAACCTTTTGCATTAATGGTAGCAAGAGATGAGATGGTCTTGCCGCTAAAAGAAGCATCAACGCAATCATTGAAAGAGTTTCTATCAAAATCAATAATATCAAGGTCTTTCACATCAACAGTTGACTGGAAAGGAAATGTATAATGGTTGGTGTCTGTGCTTATAATAAGTGCCTTGTCATTTACTTCAAGGACAATATACTCATCATCAATTTTAGACACCAGAGGGATAAGGGTTTCTGCCTCTACAATAGCAACAAGTTCATTGCCTTCTGTATTTTCAACATCGACCTTTATCTTGACATAATAATCAAAGTTGGCAGTCTCTACAATTGCACTGTTGTCTTTAATAGTGATTTTAGCCCAAGCAGACTGTGGGTTAAATACACTCTTTTCAATAGCAACATTAAGTTTGCTAAGAGATTTTTTCAATTCATTGGATTTGATTCTAATCATCTTTAATTTCTCCTAAAAAATATGGTGAGAGCCATATTATAACTCCCACCATTACGCAACTTTAATTACTCTGCTTTGGTAGGAATGACTTTATATCTGCTATATCTCACAGTGTTCCCAAATCTGTCCAGCGACTCCTCTGTGTTAGACACAACATTAATGCCACTCTTTTTAAGGTTGAAAATAATGGCACTTAACCTTGTTGCCCCAAAGAGACTGATTGCCTCAAGAGAAGTGATTCCGTGAGTTTTGCCAAAGTCATTCTCTGTCAAATAATTCAATACCATACTATGCTTCGTCTGTTTCATTTTTTTTAACCTCCAAAAATTTGTCTTAAAGCATTTATTTACTATTGGCGGGGGAGGTGGGGGTCGAACCCACGCATATGCAATTTTAGAGATTGCCGCCTTCCCACTTGGCTACTCCCCAATACCAATTGTGATTATATCATATTAAAAAACAGTTGTCAACACCTTTTTTGAAGTTTTTTCAAAATTAATCCCACTTTTTTATAAGGCTTGACAATACATCTCCCTCTGCAATCATTTTGCCGAAGAAATCATAAGTTGCTCCTTGCCCATTTCTTGCTTTGGGGTCATAGTAGCCGAGAGTCTTGCCAAAAAAGTCTGTGATATAATATTTCCCATCAGACCTTTTTCTGATTCTCGCAACTTCTTTGCCCCAAAAGTTTCTAATGATTCTCTCGTCTTCCATAATCTCTCCTTATATGCCACCATTTAATACTCCGGCATCCTCTTCTTTGATTTCATCAAGAATCTTCTTGTCGAGTAGTGCTTCATCTTTGCTGTTGCTCTCATCGCTTGATATATGCCTGATGAGCATATTAACATATTCAGTCTGGAAGTCTGGGTGTGATGCGAAATACTCTTTTACTTTATCTTTCCCCACAAATGATAAGGGCTCGTTAGTTTCTTTGTCAATATAGATTTCTCCACTTTCAAGATTAACCAACTCATATCTTGATTTGTTCGGTCTTGAAATGAAATTATATTTAAGGGCAACTTCTAATGTATCATAGAGCCAGTCAAGACCAGTGTCATACCTATATGTCAAGAAGCCACCACCTCTTTGGGTGCTTGCAGTCTTGTTTTTAATAATGGCAAAGTTGAGCCTAAATCCATCTGTCTTTTCCCCATCTGTTTTGTCAGTTGTGTCTCCGTCCGTAAATGTTCTTTTGCCAAACCTTACAGTAACACTTGAATAAAACTTGGGAGCAGAACCAGCAACCTCATCATAAATGGTGGCACCAGTAAATGTCTTGCCTTTTTCTCTGACTTGGTTAATCATAATGAGTATTGCTCTTGTTGCAGAAAGTTTGTCAAGGATTTTTTTGAGGAATTTATTGAGTGCCTTTGCAATAGATGCTCTCTGTCCCTTGTCCTCTTCTACATCACTCTCATAATCTGCACTTGAACACAACGCCGCAACACTGTCAAGAATAATCAAGCCTATATCATCACAAGTGAGAAATTCATCAATAATATCAAGCACTTGCTCTCCACTAATGTTAACTGGGTCAACATACTGTACTTTCGACCAATCAATGCCAGTCATATGTGCCATAAACTGCAAGTCAAGGGAGTGCTCGACATCTACAAACACACATACTTTATTGGGGTATTTCTTTTGGTATGCCGCCATATATGTGATAGCCGCTGTCGTCTTACCACTATGCTCCTTGCCACTAAACACTGCAACTCTTCCCTCAGGAAGTCCACCATAGAGCGGGAAGTCCATACCCAAATCACCACAAGCACATCTCTCATAAGTTGGTGTGACATCTGCTCTAATACTAAGAGTATCATTTTTAAACTCTCTGTTTAACTTTTTTGCCATCTCTAAAACATTCATATTAATTCACCTCATTGCGCAACTTGGTTTTGTGCAAGTTTTTCTTCACTTAACCTTGATACAAGAACTGATTTCAAAGCATCTACAACTCTATGTATTTCATCTAATTTTGTTTTCATTGTACTTGCTATAGCATCATACACCTTTTCTGCAAGCACTTCATTTATTGTATTATTTGAAGCCTCATTCTCTCTCACCGCAACACTACCAGTGCTTGAGTTGAAAGCATTTGCATAAGAGGACTTCCTAATAGTTTCTGCACATTCTGCTTTAAGAGCCGCCTTTTCTTTTATATCACTTAATCTATATGACTTAAGCGACAGCTCTACAATCGCACTTCTTACATCTTCATTTGATAATTCAAACAGATTTTCTTCTAACCTTTGAATGACATCATCAACTTCTTTCAAATAAACTGCCGAGGTTTCATCGACAAAGTTTTTGACCTCTCCGTATGTAACTCCAACAGCACTTAATGCTTCCCTTAAACTATCCATTTTAAACTCCTTTATTTTTCTTGGTTGGTTGGGTGGGTTGTTAGCCCACCCATAATTTCATTAGGCTAATGGGAATCTCTCTGGGTCGATAATGTGCTTTAAAAGCAATACAGCATCTTCCTCGTTTGTGACTCCATTTTTATCAATGTCATACTCAAGCACTTCATTGATTTTGTTCTGCAAGTTTGCAATTTGAGTTACAAGGCTTGTAATCTCTAATGACTTTTGAGTCAATTCTTCCTTAAGAGCCTTAATCTGCTTGTCCTTTTCATCTTCCACATATTCTGGCTCATCTTCAACAGTACCGCCCAAGAACGTTACAATGCCATTTGCTATTGCAGTGCCAAGTTTGTCTGCTTGGTTAATGATTTTATCCATATCATTTGTGTTGGACATAAAACCACACTCAACCAAAACACCGGGCTTGTCGTGCAATCTCAAAATGCCATAATAGTCTTGCCCATTGCCCATTAATGATTTTCTCACATCATTTTTGTTAATGACTTTTGCAATGAATGGTTCAATGCTATTGCACAGCGCCTTACTCTTATCTTTGACTTCTTGCGTTGCTTCGGAGCCAGCCTTGTAAATCATTACATAACCAGATGCAACATTATCACTATAAGAGTTGTTGTGAATAGACACCATACACTCACAATCGGTGTTTTTGCAGTATGAGGCAGAATTAATCAAGTTGCTATCTGCTCTGTTATAACTTCCAACAATCGTACTGAAGTTTTTGTTTTCAACTCTATTAGTAACAACAGTATGGCCATATTTGTTAAGAACTTCAATAACTTTCAAGCCAATGGCAAGGTTAGCCTAATTCTCGTGGTATTGTACTCCATTGAGTGTGCCTTTTGTGCCAAGGTCAACTCCGGTCTCATCAATACCGCCGTGACCAATATCAAGATAAATTGTTGCCATAATTACACCTCATCTTCATTTCCGTCAATAGTAATGCCATCTCTGCCAGTGGTCTTTGGGGTAGTTGCGAGAGTGTCAGTGTGCCTTTTTGCACTTGCCGCAATTTCTCCAAGCATATCAGCATCGAGGTATTCATTACCATCAACATCACTATAAACCTGCACATTAGTATTGGTATTAGTATTATTCGTTGTGTGCTCAACTTTCTGCACGCCATTTGCCTCATTGTAAGAAGCATCAGTGAGACCTTCTCCAACAATGTAAGCGACAACGGAAGCGGCAGACAATACCAAAGCCCCAATAGCCTCTGCAACAGATTCATTATGGCACACCAAAATGATAATGCCAGAAATGAAGCCTGCAAGGGCAACCCACAACTTTCTTGATGTTAATTTTCTCTTCCAGTCAATCTTCATAAAATTACCTCTTTTCTAAAATTTTATTATGAGTAGGGCTACTGTGGGGTAGCCCTATTTTAATTATATATCACTTTGCTTGAAAAATCAAACTGCAACTCTCTGAATTGCATTGACCATCATCTGCATCCATCTGGGGTCGAACGTGATGGTCATAAACTTGTTCTCCATTGCCGTAGCGGTTTTCCTCTCGGGCTCATAGTGAGTCATAAGGTCGGAGTAGGCATTGATGAGTCCCCAAGCAGTTCCTTTGAAGTTTGCATTGTCAAAGGAGTTGAGTGCATTGATGAACTCGTCTCTCTTCGCTTCAAGCCTCTTCCTCTTAAGGTCTGTCATCTCTTTGTCGAGAGGGAACATCTCTTTGATGACTTTTTCAAGAGCCACATTATCAATTTTAATGGTGGCATACCTCTCTGCCTCTTTGGAGAACTCTCTCATAAAGCCCTCTGCTCCAACAATGAGCCTGTGTCCCTCTTCAATCTTGCTTGCCGCTGTGACAGTGTGCTTGAGGTTGAAAGAGATGTTGCTGTTTCTAACAGCCATTGTAATCTGGTTCTGGCAGATTATTCTAAGAGGCATAACAGCCATCTGAATGGCAGTAGACCCATTGAAAGAGTTCCTAAAAACAAGGTGAGGAACAAAAGCGTCACCAAGAATGTTTCTCTCGGGAAGTTCTCCAATAAGCCACTGCACACCACTTTCGGTATTGCCATACTTGAGGAGTTTGAGGTTGTCAATGTAAGCAACCGGGCCGAGGGCGGTTGCATTGTCAATAGGGCAGTACTTGTCACTTACAGGGCCGTAAGCCTTGCCATTGCTCTTGTTGACAATGGTGCTTGTTCCAACCAACTGGTGGAGCATATTGTCCTGCCCAGCATAGTACAGAGGTCTTTTTTCAACTTCAAAGCAGAAGTCTTCGGGGAGTCCATCAATAAGTCTGGTGTTAGCATTGATTTCAGTTCCAAGTTCGTTAAAAGTAGTAGTTCTCATTTTTTTTGCTTCCTTTCAATTTAGAGAATTTTAGTTTGCAATCACTCACTTCTTGATTGCAAGGCAATTATACATCAATTAAAGTATCTTGTCAAGCACTTTTTTAGAAATTTTTCGAAAAATCACAGAAATTTTCAAGTATGATAAAAAAGTATAAAAATCAAAGCAGAATGTTAAGAAAGCATAAGTTTTGTTCGACATCAAAGAAGGGTGGGGAATCTGGTAGGTGGTGTAATGGCGGTTTATATAAATGAAGATAATATATAAGATTTATCTTATATATTAGATTTATTTATATAAATTGTTATACTTTATAAAAGTTCTTTAATAATAATTATTTAATAATAATTCTATATAATAATTAAATAATATATAATATAATCTAATATATAATAAATAAATATATATTTAATTTAATATATAATAAAATATATTTATATATAATAAATAATATAAATATAAATATAATAAATAAAACAAATAAAAAATAAAAGAAATAAATCTAATTACCTTATAATAGCGAAAGATTGAAAAAACCTTAAAATTTTCAAAAAATCTCAAAATAGGTGTTGACACATACTTTTTGATGTGATATAATACTCTTGCATTGAGAGATACACACCTCTTGATGCACAACTGGTAATGTGGTGAAATTGGCAGACACACCGCACTCAAAATGCGGCGAGAAATCATCTCGGTTCAAGTCCGAGCATTACCACCAAATGTCAGTATGGCGGAATCGGCAGACGCTGCAGACTTCGGTGAAAACCGTGGAGCACCAAGATAGGAAACTTCTTGAGTGAATGCTGGCTAATTCGGTGAAAGTCCTTATGGGATAACGCCGAGCTAAATTAAACTGAGTTTTTAACAAGGGTAATAAAAAATGCTGTACCAAGTACAAATTATTGGGCTGAAACGCATTTCTCAGTTTATAAATGTGTAGAGACTATACGCTAGCCACCTAAGTCATTTGATACGGTGAAGACATAGTCCAGACTACAACATCATAATGAGTGACGGAATAGGTAGACGTAGAGAGAACCTTGACGTTGGGTGCGGTTGATAATATAAGGTGTGGAATCAACTATGTAGGGTGCAAATCCTTACCTCATTATGATGGCTATGGTAACATAGAGTAGTACGAAAATCTGCTGCCCTTATGGGCGTGTGGGTTCAAGTCCCACTACTGACACCATTTAATATCCAGTGCCTTATGGAAATGACGAATGCGCAACCACGTCCGATTTGACAAGGAAACGGGGAAGTTCTATCAAGGAAAGGTTAAACGGAGTTTGAAGAACGGCTGGTATTTATATCGAGTGTTTCACAACGGTAATGAGAGTGAGGGAATCGCCCATACAAATAAGTGGCGAGAGGTATCACTTGCGGTGATTGGTTCAAGTCCAATCCACTCGACCATTAACCCCTTGCCGAAGTACAAGGTGAATAGTCAGGGTCAGAACTGCGCAGACCTAAGTAAGAACAAATTTGCGCTATTAGCACGATGGGATTAGCTACCCTTTCATAAGTTCTGGAATAAAGGATTAGAGTGCGGCCAGTGAAAGTATGACTATAAGGGGTTAACATAAATAATGTCCTTGATGTGCACAAGGTTGGTTGGGATATAGCCCTCACAGTCAGTACCAAAAAGCGGTCACGCCTCTTAATAATGCGGACCACGACCGCAGAAAGCTGATTAAATTTCAAGAGGAATGATATCCTCTCTGCTACTATCACAACAAGGAGTTGAGCAACTAATGGATTTACCTCTTTTCGCAATTGGTGATACTATCAGATTCCGATTTGATGAGTCCCAAAAGATTGGAGTTGTTAGGGGCATAACAAATTGTTGGTAGATAGTAGATAAAGATGAAATCTCTTATGATGTCATAGGAGATGGTTGGGAACATAGATTTGTTCCATAGCAATCAATTATATCAAGAGTTGATTGCTAAAATCGGGGTGTGGCTCAGCTTGGTAGAGCGCTTGCTTTGGGAGCAAGACGTCGCAGGTTCAAATCCTGTCACCCCGACCAGCAATATTATGGTCGAGTAGCCTAATGGTAGGGCGTGCGGCTTTGACCCGCATTGTGAATGTTCGATTCATTCCTCGACTGCCACAAGGGAGAGTGTGGGTGATTAATCATAGTATGCTTCCTTTAAAAAATAAACCCTAAAATAAACCCCAAAATGAAAATCACTTCCTTCCTTAGTTTTCATTTAACACTCACACTCTTTCTTTTGATAAGGACAAAAAAGATGGAAAAGAATTTTAAAACAACACGAATAAAAGACGGACAGAATAAACCCACAAGGTACTTTTCTAAAAGACAAGAAAGCAAAGTGGCAAAAGAATTAGACGGTCAAAGACAACTTAATTCTGGAGCAACACCCTTTCAAAAAGGAGATGTATTGACGGAGAACTTTTTGATTGAGTGTAAGACAAAAACAACTCCTTGCAAGAGCATCTCCATACAAAAGGAGTGGCTTGACAAGTTAAATCAAGAGTCTCTTATAGCTGGCAAAAAGTATGTTGCCCTTGCCTTCGATTTTGGAGACGGGGATTTACATTACATCATAGATAAGTATTTGTTTGAAGACTTATGTGATTATTTGGGAGGGCATAATGAGAATAACTGTTAATAGCGACAAAGATTTTGTAAAAGATTTACGAAAGAGAATTGAAGAAAATGACGGTTATTGTTTATGTGCATTAGAAAAGACACCAGATACAAAATGTATTTGTAAGGAATTTTTGGAAAGAGCAGAAAAGGGATATTGCAATTGTGGACTGTATAAAAAGGAGTAAGAGAAATGCCGACTGGAATTGTTGATTTTAAGAAAAAGGGTAATGTTGTAAGATTTTATATTGGAGATACTTCCAAGGAGTATTGGGGAGACGATTGGGATGACACACCCTATGAGTGCAATGCAGGAGAAGTTTACGATGAATTTGTAACTGGTCATATTGATTTTGCATTCCCCTTTGATTGGTTTGTTCTTGAGCCTTGTGATGGAGAATGGAACAGTCGCTGGTGCAAAGAGGATTTTAAAGAGCGCAGAACGCCTTGCATTATTGCTGGCGTACCGAGAGAGGACTCTTATGGCGAAGAGTCTTATAAGACAGAATTAGGAAGAGAGGACATCTACAAATTCTATTTTGGTGATGATGCCAATCAAGTTATAGCCAAGAATGTGCAAATGAAAGAAAAGTATGATGTATACTTTAAATAGTTAATTTGACATCATTTAAATAATTATTATATATTAAAAGAGAAAGGTGTATTATGAGCAAGATATGGTATGCTGTGCAAGAAGAACCAAATGACGGATATGACATTGGTAGCTACGATTATAAGAAAGCAAGAAGAATGGCTAAGGATGTGTGCAAGAGGTTCGGACAAGCAATTATTGTCCACTATGACACAAAACTTGGAATGAGTATAGACCAAGAAATTGTTGAGAGAAATAATATTTAAAAGGAGTTAGTTACAATGAAGATTACAGACAGAGCGTAGAAAGCCGCCGCAGAAAAAGAGTCTTTTGAGAGAAGACCGAGAAGAAGAGATGAGGGCTTGCTCCCCAACCTTGGACTTCCCAAACTTCCCGGACTTGGAGAAGGCAAAAGAAGAGTCCGTAGACCAGTAAGAAGAGATGAAGCCTTATTTGGCCCAGAGATTATGCCTAAAAAGGTTGACATTGGTCTTTTTGGTGAAGGCAGAGACAGAAGGCCAGTTCGCAGACCAGTAAGAAGAGGTCGTGAGGATGAGGGATTCTTATTCCCCAATGCGGCACCAGAAGAGATTAAACTCGACATTGGTGGTGGCATTTTTGGTGAGAGTAGAGATTGCAGAGGCAGAAATTGCAGACCCACCAGACGCCCCAGACCGGTTAGAAGAGATGAGGCATATCACGGCGGTGTGAGAAGACCTAATATGGCTAATCGCAGAAGAATTGAAGCCATTGATGAGTGTGATGATGGCTTCCCTACTAAAAAGTATAGGAGATAATTCAAATGAAAATCGATGAGAGACGTTTTGGAGATACGCTTGATAATATTGGAGAAGAGAAAGTTATTGCGTGGCTTGAAGATTTAATGTCTCAAAAGTCATTTAGAGGGCAGAGAGCGTACATTCAATTTGTTAATGATAAGACAGATTCTTTATTTAAGAAAAGTGCCAAAAGTAAGGGTTATAAAGTTATTGAATTAGTTGGTCAAAGCGTCTCTCTCGGTGCCGATAGAGAAGAATTAAAAAGACACCAAGATTATATTAATAGTGATAGTTACAAGGGCGGAGAAGCCAAGTTTAGAAGCGCAGAGGGAGCACTTAGAGAGATTATTGATTACAGAGGGGCAAATTTGCTTCGTCAAAATGTTGGTGCATCAAGCAGGGTGTATTATGTCCTCTCCCCAGAATACGATGGTGATTTCAAAGCTGTAGACAAGTCTGGTCTTGCATCTTGGCTCAAAAGCATTGAAGATAATGACCCAGGTTCTTTGGCAAGTGGTGGACTTGTTGCTATTGGGGCAAAAGAGACTGCCCCAAATACCTATGCACAAAATGGTGGTTTATTGCCGTTAAGACTTAGCAAGCTCACTTACATTAATATTGGTGGCAAAACTATCGGCCAATTAGATAATGATATTCCACATAGGAGTCACAAATAAAGGAGCATAATTATGGCTAAAAAGGTTCTTAAAGAAGATGCATTTATTGATGAAGTGTCTGGAATATCCTATAAGTGGCTCAAAGAAGAGACTGAACAAGTCAATTCTATCTCTTGTTGGTCTGCAAAAGACCAATGGGGCAACAAAGATTATTTTGTTGTCAAAGAGGGCAAAATCTTAAAGGGGCCGTATAAGAGTGTAAAAGAAACTTGTACTGCACTTGAAGAGGGGCTTAATGAGGACACAGAGACAGATACAGTTGAAGAAGAGCCAGTAGTGCCAGAAGAGAGGACGGAAGCTGGGTTTGTTGATTCTTTGAGAGACATCTCCTTGCAAGTTACAGAGTTAATTCGCAAGTGTGAAGGCTTGGCTCAATGGCTCAATGACGAAGGCAAAGACGATTTAGTTGCTGTGCTCAACAACATTGTAGCAACCGAAAATGAAAACATTGGCAAAGTGCAGGCAATGGTGGATTCTTTAAATGGTGCTGGCGAAGATGTTGAGGCTGGGCAAGATAAGGCAGAGCAAATTATGCAAGACGTTCCTCAAGAAGAAGAGGATACAGTTTTCGAAATCGATGATGTTGATGAGTTTGAGACTCCATCTATGCCAATTGGTTATAGCAACATTACTCCACCGACACCACCAGTTGTGAGTGCGCCAGACGATGTTTCAAATGTTCTTGCATCAAGGTTTGCCCTTGATGATGAGGAAGATGAAGATATTATAGGGTTTTAAAAAAAAATGAAATACAAGAAGAGGGAATATGATTCTGGGGATAAGTTAATATATGCTTGGCAACGAGAAGATATGTATGGTTGCCCAAATGATGTTGCGAGCCTATTTTATGATAGGATTGTCAAACATTGTATTATCCCCAGACGCCCCAATTCTTTGGTTGTTGACAATGAATATCCCATAGGTTATGGCTTCGGAGTTGCCAAAACAAGGACTTGGCTTGATGGGGATAATTATATATTGTTGTTGAGTGCAACAAGCAATAAGCAAGTTAAATTTGCTCACAAAGTTTGTGAGGCGCTTAAAATTGATTACAGCGACAATAATATGGATATAATGGTTACAATCCCTTTGAGGCTATGTGACCTTCGTATAGATGATTATTTAAGAGACAATGACTTGCCATTAGAATTGTGCAATAGAAAAGGGTTTAAGCAATATTCTGGTGGACAAGAGGAAATACCTGAATGGAGAAGATTCGACCTATGTTCGCTAATTATAGTAACTTAAATTAGGACTATGTGCCCAACAATACAAAAAGGGATAAATGGCTCAAAAGAGAGTTTTATAAGGACAACTCGTATGAAACAATTGACGAGTTGTCTAACTTGTATCATAGGTACAAAGCAACAGATGAGGGTCTTGAATTTACTTATGGGCAAGAGATTAAATTTGATTTTGATGTAGATGATATTGCCTATGTAGAAAAAAATGCCATTGTGTCTTATGTTGCTGGGGAAGAGCCCACAGAAAGTACTGCTGGAGACTTTGGTCAATACTTTTATAATATTGCAGATTATAAGGTTTGGAAATGCACAAGCCTCGGGCAAACAGTTTATAGATGGGAACAACTAGAAAGGTTTAGTATTCCTCAAACTAATGTCGGTCAAAAAGTTAAGTTAAGTGAAGTAAATGATACAATCACTTGTGTTGTGTTTGATAAAAGAGGAGAGATTGTTTATCAAGCAGATATAGAGAGCGATTCAAGAACTATTGATATAAGCGAAGAAGATTCTGCGACATATTTAATTCCCGGACTTTATGAGTTTATCTTTTTGGTTGGAGAAGAGTTTAGGGCTTGTTACAATGTTGTTGTAAAAGATATAAGAAGTGCATTTAATAAAAATATTAATAATACACCAGTTGTTTTTGGACAAGAAGAGAGCGGTAGCTCATTAGGGTTGTCTGGAATATCTTATCAAGGAGATTGAGCAATGGAAAGAAAAAAGAGAAAAAATAATAGAGACATTACTTATAGACAAGGCAATTTTAACCCAGAGTTAGATGCTCATATTTTCAACAAAATGAATGGCACGGCTCAATTTGATGGATTTGGTGGCGGTCTTGCAGAAGACTATAATGATGCTATTAAGATTAAATATCACACTCCATATGACAGAGAAGCATATGGCTATACTACAAGATATTGGCTTCAAGGTGTTATTGATGGAGTTAGAGATTATATTTGGTTCTCCGACAATAGAGAAGAAGCAGGAGAAAGAGGTTGGACTCTCGACAAAGAAGACATTATCTTTGTTTATGGAAATAGTGAAGAGGCAAGAATTGCTAATAGAATTATTCGTAGAATGACGGAGAGATGGTAAAATGAAATTTACTTTCAAAAGACTGCAAGAGAATATGCTCAATGAAGATATTGCCGCAGTTAGAAAAATGTATCCTAAACTAACTGACGGCGAGTTTGAGTATATTGTTAAAAGGTTTGACCCTACCTATAAGGCTGGCAGTGATAGTGTTGGCAAATATGGCAAGTGGCTCTTAAATCTTGCCAACAAGGGAGATTTTGAAGTTACTGGGGACGAAGAACAAGTGGCAGAGTTTGTCAGCCTTCTTGTAGATTTTGAAAAGAAAAAGAAC